AAATGGTGAAGTTTGGCTAAATATATTTGAACAGAAGAAGAAATCAGACGAAGTTCCATTCTAATGAAGAGAGTTACTCCACAAATAGGTCGTTTTGGTGGCATAGGAGCTATATCAAAGCGATTAAAAGGATCTAGGTTAATCTATGACAACAGGGATGAACTAGCTTTGGCAATGCTTGAAATGGCTTCTACGAATATTACAGATGTAATTGAGTGGCATGGTGAAGCTGTAAAGATAAAAGAGATGAAGGATATTCCAGAAAAGTCATTGAATGCCATTAAAAAAATCAAAGTAACACCGACAAAGGCTGGTAACCAGATAGAAGTTGAGCTTTATGACAAAGTTAGACTTATGCAGTTACTAGCTAAGAGTGCTGGGTTATTGGATGAAGAAAAGGAAGTTGATAAACCAGCAGTAGTTAATATTGAAATGGTTATGCCAGATGACGAAAAAAAATGATGAAGAAATGTTTGAGGATTATCCCCAAGATTTTATCGACAAGATCGATGATCTAAAAGGAAAACCAAAGCAAGTTTCTCATTTTGAGAATATGAGGTTTAGCTGTGATGAAATTGAAAGTCCTAGTGGAATAAATAGTTATGGGTATCAAGGAGTAAGTTATGAAAGAAAAAAAAGATGATTTATTAACACCAGCTAGTCTTAAATGGGATTTTAGCAATAGTCCTACTGTAGCTAAGTTTATGAAGTCTAACAGCTTTGTAAGAGGTATTATGGGAGCTGTTGGTTCTGGGAAATCTTATGCTTGTTGTGCAGAAGTTTTTAGGAGAGCTATACAGCAAAAACCTAGTCCCAGAGATAACATAAGATATACCAGATTTGCTATTGTAAGAAATAGTTACCCCATGCTGAAGACAACTACGTTAAAAACATGGCTAGAATTATTTCCAGAAAATATCTGGGGCAATGTACATCACTCACCACCAATTACTCATCACATAAAATTACCAGCTAGAGGTGATGCATCTGGTATTGATTGTGAAGTTATTTTTTTAGCACTAGACCAGCCGAAAGATATCCGAAAACTTTTATCTCTTGAATTAACAGGGGCATTCGTCAATGAAGCAAAAACACTACCAAAAGCAGTTATAGATGGATTATCTCATAGAGTTGGAAGATACCCTACTAAAGCTGATGCTGGATGTACTTGGCGAGGTATAATCATGGATACGAATGCTATGGAAGATGATCATTGGTGGTATCGTCTGGCAGAAAAAGAAACACCTAAAGGAAAATTTAAATGGGAGTTTTTTAAACAGCATCCAGCAGTATTAGAGATTCCATTAGAGGAATTGCCAGAAGAAATGCCAGAAGCACAAGGATATATATTTCAAGCTGGTAAATGGTGGAAAACAAATCCTAGTGCTGAAAATCTAAACAACTTGCCAGATGGATACTATGACCAGCTACTGGGTGGTAAAAACCTAGATTGGATTAGATGCTATGCAAAAGGTGAATATACGTTTGTGCAAGAAGGTAAACCTGTATGGCAAGAATATAATGACGAAATTATGTCAGCAGATCTGGAACTAGATCCTACTGTTCCTGTTCATGTGGGTTTAGACTTTGGACTTACACCAGCTAGTGTCTTTGCACAAAAACTTAGAAATGGTCGATGGCATATTTTACATGAGTTGGTAACTGAAGATATGGGACTAGAAAGATTTTGTAGTATTTTAAAAAGTGAGATTGCTAGTCGGTTTGGTAAATCAGAAATATTAATCTGGGGTGACCCAGCTGGGATGCAGAGAGATGCTATCTTTGAAACTACAGCTTTCCAGCATTTAAAAACTCATGGCTTAATGGCACAGCCTACAGCAACAAATGATTTTAGAACTAGAAGAGAAGCTTTAGCTATACCTATGGGAAGGCTTATAGAAGGCAAGGCTGGGTTCTTAGTCGATAAGAAATGTATAAAATTAAGAAAGTCTTTGTCTGGTGGCTATCACTATAAACGAGTAGCTGTAGGAGCTGGTCAAGAAAGATTTAAAGATGTGCCACATAAAGATATGCATTCACACATTGGTGATGCCTGTGGTTACTGCCTGTTAGGATCAGAACATAGGATTATGACAAAAAGACCAAACCAGTTCAATAATTTTAGACCAACTATTGTTAAGACTTTAGATTTCGATGTATTCGCTTCCTAGATTAAACAGAGTTCTAAAACTAGACTATCCAACTGATAAGATAGTTAACTTTCATCCTATGCATTTAGATTTTATTGATATGAATGAATTTGATATTGATAATCTTAGACATAATAAAAACAATCTACATAAGCTGTATCAATTTGCAAAAGCTGGTTTAGGCTACACAGCTTTTTCTGGTTCAACTATATATGCAATTTTTGGAATTTGGGATTTATGGGATGGAGTTTCAGAAGCTTGGCTAATTCCTTCAGCTAATATTTCTAAGAAAACTTTAAAATTTCACAGGGTTTCATTGAGGTTTTTTGAGCTATATGCAAAAGAAAAAGGCACAAAACGTATGCAGTTTACAGTTTGTTCGCACAATGTACATGCAGTCAGATGGGCAGAAAGATGTTACTTTGTAAAAGAAGCTGAAATGAAAAATTATGGCTTCAATAGTGAAACTTATTTTTTATATGCGAGGTATTTCTAATGGGTAGTATATTTGGAGGAAGTTCATCACCACCACCACCACCAGATACATCAGATCTTGATGAGCAAGAAAGTCGTTTGGAACGTCAAGAAACTGACGAGAAAAGAAGAATAGCTTCTAGATCTAGAGCAAGGCGAACAGGTGGCAGTAATCTTCTTATGACACAGAGAACTGGTGGTTCTGCTGTTGGTAATCCTACACCCCAGACAACTTTAGGATATGCTAGAAATTCCAGAAGAGTTTAAATTTTAAATGAAAAAATTTATTCGTAATCCAAAGTTTAAGGAAGAACCTATTGAAGAAGAAGCTCTTGAAGAAGAAGCAGAAGAAGATCAAGAAGGTGGAGAATAATTTATGGCTGAACTTTCTGTAAAAGAAATCAAAAAAAGATTTAAATCTGCTGAAGCTGACAAAGAGCAATGGAGATCAATTTACGAAGAATGTTACGAATATTGTTTGCCTATGAGAAATCTTTATGATGGTTATTACGAAGGCAATGCTGTAGGTCAAGATAAAATGAAAAGGGTCTTTGATAGTACAGCCATACATTCTACATCACGATTTGCAAATCGTATCCAAAGTGCATTGTTTCCTCCCCAACGATCGTGGTGTAGACTTACATCTGGAACTGATATCCCACCAGAACGTCAAGTCGAAGTCGAACAAATCCTCGATAGTTATAATGAAAAAATGTTCAGTATAATGAATCAATCTGGCTTTGACTTGGCAATGGGTGAGTTCTTGTTAGACTTAGCTATCGGTACATCTGTAATGCTTATACAGGCTGGAGATGAAACAACACCCATAAGATATACAGCAGTTCCCTCTTACCAGATTTGTTTTGAAGAAGGAGCTAATGGAACTGTAGATACTGTCTTTAGAAAAATGAAAAGACCATACAATGCAATTATTAAAGAGTTTCCAGATGCAACAATACCTAAAGAAGTTGCAGATAAATATTTAGAAGATCCTACAAAAAAAGTAGAATTATTAGAAGCTACATACGAAAAAGATGGTTTTATTTATTACTGTGTATCGACTATGGAAGGAGATCACAAACTAGTTTCCAGAACTCTAAAAGGTATGCCATTTGTAATATCCAGATACATGGTAGCTAGTAATGAAAAATATGGTCGTGGTGTAGCTCTTATGGCTTTGCCAGACATAAAAACATTAAACAAAGTAACTGAATTAACTTTAAAAAATGCAAGTATTTCTATTGGTGGTGTTTTTACTGCTGTAGATGATGGAGTTCTAAATCCACAAACTATATCAATACAGGCTGGTTCTGTAATTGGTGTATCGTCTAATGGTGGTGCTAGAGGTGCTTCACTAGCTCCTTTACCTAGATCTGGTGATGCAAATATGTCCCAGATACTTACAAATGATTTAAGAGCTAACATTAAGAGAATGATGTTAGACGATGAAATTGCTCCAGAAAATATGTCTGCAAGGACAGCTTTAGAGATACAGCACAAAATAAATTCACTAGCTGAAAACATGGGTGCTAGTTTTGGAAGACTAATATCAGAAACATTAGTTCCTATTGTTAGACGTACTTTAGAACTTATGGATGAAATGGGTATTATAGAACTGCCATTAAAGATAGATGGATTACAAGTTAAGATAGTGCCTGTATCACCTCTGGCTTTGGCATCTAACAAAGATAAAGTTAATGATGTTTTATCATTCTTACAGCTATCACAACAGCTTGGAGCTGTAGGTGGTGGCTTGTTAAAGATGGATGCTGTAGGTGATTACATTGCAGATATGCTTGGTATCCCCTCTTCTCTTAGAACTACACCAGAAGAAAGACAGCAGATTATGGAACAGACAATGATGTTGGCACAACAGCAAATGGAAATGCAACAAGGTCAAGCACCACAAGAACAGCCAACAGAAGAACCAGTAGGATAGATATGGCAGTTGATCCAAGATTAAAAAGAGCTGGAGTATCTGGTTTTAATAAACCTAAAAGAACCCCTAGTCATAAAACAAAATCTCATGTAGTTGTTGCTAAAGTTGGTGACAAGGTCAAAACAATTAGATTTGGTCAGCAAGGCAAAACTGGTGACAAAACAATGACAGCAAGAGCTAAGTCGTTCAAAGCTAGGCATGGCAAAAACATAGCCAAAGGCAAAATGTCTGGTGCTTATTGGGCAAATAAAACTAAATGGTAAAGGAGTAAAAAATGCCGATGGGAAAAGGAACTTATGGTTCAAAAAAAGGTAGACCACCAAAAAAATCTGGTTTGACAGCAAAACAAAAAACTTTGCCAAAAACCTTACAATCTAAAATTATGAAGTCTAAAAAGAAAAAATAATGGCAAATCAATCTGAGAAGATTAGATCCATCAATGCTGTTGGATGGGATGGACTTAACTCTAATACTGTTCCATTCAAAGATAAAAATGTGCAGAATGATTTGGACATAGCTTTTGCAAAATGTTTTCAAACAGATGCTGGTAAAGTTGTGTTAGAGCATTTTCAAAAAGTATATCTTGATCAACCAGCATGGATACCTTCAGCAGATCCTAGTTATGGATATGCTAGAGAAGGACAAAATTCAGTAATTAGAGATATTCAACAAAGGATAAGGAGAACCTATGGCTGAAGCAGAACAAGAAGTAGAACAAACTACAGAAGCACCAAAAGGATTAATGGCAACAGTAGAGGTCGAAGATGAAAAAGATCAAGATCCAGAGAGTATTAATCAGAACAATATTAACCATCTTGAAAATTCTGAAGCTGAGAAAGAAATCTCAGAAAGACCAGAATACATTCCAGAGAAATTTTGGGATGCAAAAACAGGTCAAGTTAGAGAAGAAGAAGCATTTAAATCCCTCGCAAACCTTGAGAAAAAATTCTCGCAAGGCAAACACAAAGTCCCAGAAGAATACGACACAGAAGTCTTAACATCTAAGGGTTATGATTTAGAAGATCCTATGGTTAAAACATATGTTGGTTGGGCAAAAGAAAATGGTGTAAACCAAAAAGGTTTTGAAGATTTAGCTAATCAAATAATTAGTATTTCTGGTCAAACTAAAGAAGACTATGAGTATGAAGAAAAAGCTGAATTAGAAAAGCTTGGTAATAATGCTGAAGCTATCATTAGATCTAATAAGCAATGGGCAAATAGTTTAGTTAATAAAGGACAGCTCACAGAAGAAGAAAGAGCTGAAATAGATGTTTTAGGCTATACTGCTTCTGGTCAAAGAACTATCCAGAAACTTAGAGCTATGATGGGTGATACTATGAAAATTCCTACAACTGAAACTATTGGTACACAAGAAAGTGAATCAGAGTTTCAAGTTAGAATGTCTGCATTAATGTCTGATCCTAGATATGGAAATGATCCAGCATTTACTAATAATGTTGAACAAGAATTTGGTAGACGTTATCCAAGTAAAGCTGGTTAAACCCTATAAGTATCTTTAACTCTTTACAAGCTGTAGCTTGTAATGTAATTATATAAATAATCTATAACCTATTTCTATAGGCAGATTTGGTTTATGAGAAATCATACGTTGCAGAACGTAATCTGTAGCCAAAGGCTGGAATTATCCAACAACCTAGATGGTGTTCATTTTTTAACTTTAAC